CCTTGGGCGGAGCGAAGGTGTCGATAGGTCGAGCTGCCGGTCGGAGGCCTTGCTGCGGCAAGTTCAGGCGCACCTGGGGTCGTACCATCAGGCGTATCCCCAGAACTTAGCGGCGTCGAAGCCGGCGGCACCGATCTGCGATAGGGCGACTGCCGGACTGGGCATCATGACAGGGTCACCCACAGCTTGTTGCATGCGCCCCTCTTGCTGGGCCTGCACACCACGCATGGATGCTTCGATCTGCGCCTCTTCCCAGCTGAGATTCTTCATGCGGTTTGCTGCCCACTCCGTGAATTCCTGGCCCCACTGGCTCACAGTTTCATCCACAACACCTCCTGTGACACCACCGGCTGCTGCCGCGACACGCGCACTGGCGGAAGCTTCGATGGTCTGCCCTAGAGCCTTCTGGACATCCTGGGCGGCAGCCTCCTGTGCTTGCGAACCGCGCTCAAGAAGCCCCATGTACTGGTGTCTCGCGGCATCCGCCGCGGCTGTCTGAGTAGCCTTGGCCTGCTCCTTCTGGTGCTCATAGATCGCTTTCGCCTGCTGCTCCTGCGCTACGTAGCTCATGCCGATCGAGAGAGCGCTCATCGCGAACTGGATGTTCGCCATTGCCATGGCTCCAGATCCAGCGGCAGCCGCTGCCTCTGCACCCATGATCAGACCAGGCCAGCACATTAGACGATCCTCGCGAATTCGATGAACGGCTTCTCACGCCGCAGGAACCGGAAGCCCAAGAACTTGAGCCACCTGATGTGTAGACGATTCTCCTCATGCACTACGTTGCACACGAGGCTGTAGGGTTTGGAGATCTCAGCCAACCAGCGCTTGCTCTCACGTAGAAACTGGAAGCTGATCTCTTGGACTTCGTCAGACCCGAGCAGCCAGACATGCCCTATACCTGGATCACCTGGGTGAGCTGTAGCCCCGAAGAGCGCAATGCAACGCCCCTCATGCTCAATCGCATAGCATGGTGAGGAGTCAGCGAGGCCGCAGAAGAGCGCTCCGCGTCCTGGGACACCATGAGCCGCGAGCTCTTTGAGATCGGCTGCCCGCAGTCGCCCGTCCAGATCTTCGACATCCCCCTCGTGGGCGTGGCGCACCAGAGCCATCTAGTAGCGACTGCGTGCGCCGACCCGTGAGTGTAGATCCGACTCCCATTCACACGAAGTGAACCGTGATGGCAGTGGCGTGTCGTTCGTCAGGTCCACGGTCACACGGTCGTGCTTCGCCATCACGGGGAACTTGAATAGGCCTGTCTCCAGGTTGATGCTCCCGATCAAGCGACCAGGCTCATTCAGCGCGGGGCCTGTCCACTTGTATAGGTACTCGTCAGCACCCTTCAGTGTCACGGTCACCGTGAAGTAGCCTGAGTCCGCGTAGTTCAGACGCCCGTAGCGAACACGGTGGCTCGCTGAGGTTATGGGGGAGGCTGTGTACTTATCTGAGGACTTCTGCAAGTGCAACTCAGAGAACCTGTACCGCATGGTGTACACCTCACCGACGTACACTGTGGACTCCCCGTAGTCACCGGAGACCGTCACGCTCGCCGACGGTGAACTCACGGAGCTCGTTACAGGGAGCGTGGTGCCCACCTTCTGTGTGCCTGTGCTCGTGAGAACCACTTGCGGTGTGCCACCTGTCGTCAGGTTGTAGGGCACGGCGAATGTGGTGCTGTTTGTGGGCTTGTCATACGTGCCACCCACAACCCGCACACGCCTGTCGAGATGTATACGGAAGGCTGCTCCACTGTCCGCGAGGAAGGGCTCGAAGTCCAGGCGCTCGAGGCTCGTCTGTGTACCACGCCTGACGACAAGGTAGAGATACTGGTCAACCCACTCTGTCGCCAGGATCTGTGGCGTATCACCCGATAGCGTGAACTTCGACCAGGCTGACTGCACCCGTTCACCACCGTTCACCATCCACTTGTAGATGTACAGCGTATCTTGAGCCGCCGCCTTGACGACGAGGCACTCCTCTGTCGGGGACACCACGAGATGCTCCGTAGCGCCAGCTACGTAGCTTGGGCACTGCCCTGTGATATCTACCGCTTCATACTGCGGCCTGTTGTTCGATGCGTCGTAGAGCTCGCGGACGGTCGTGTTCTCACCACGTGTCCCGGTGAAGAAGATCGAACGCTTGGCTGCCACAGGCCGCACGTTCAATGTGCTCTCATACTCTGATGTATGTGAGACACTCACATTCGTCGGGGTAAGCGTCCCATCCTGGCCCCCAGTGAGGAGGAACTGCGAGAACTCTGAGAAGCACACGAGGTGCCCCATGAAGGGCACGGCATAGTTCAGCAGATTGACCCGTGTGTGTGCAGCCACCACGGACATCCGAGCCGAATCCAGAACGGTGGTGACCGTCGTCCTGAAGAAGTTGAAGTACTGACCAGACTCACTGAGAACCACGGTCTCGCCGGCCAAGAGGACCAAGCGATCCTTGTAGAAACTGACACCACGGATGAGCTCGCCACCGTCACCCGCACTCGTACTGATGAAAGCCGGCAGAGGGTTCGTCGCTGTGTCACCAGCCTCGAGCTCGCCCCACTTAGGTACGACCAGATCAGGATCTTCCTGGCTGTAGGTGGATCCATCAGCTGCCGCCCACAAGAAGTCGCCAGTGCTCAGTCTGATGAGGACATGGGGGGCTGTTGCGGCACTGATCTGATACTCGATACCACCGAGCCTGGACTCCTCCCAGGTCCCCTTTTCGAAGGCATCTGCCGCCTCATCCGTGGTCTGGAACTCCACATAGTAGGCTGCGGCATCCGCGAAGCCTTGGTCAGGCAGCCCAGTGACCTTGATGGTGAACCCGTTCGGAGCAATCTGCGGCAACTCCGTGAACGTCTGAACAGAGTCCTTGATGACTGTGACAACTGTGCTTGCCACCGAGTCGTCAGTCCTGATTTCAAAGTCTGCGCCATCGGCACGCTTGACCCAGATTGTTGACCCTTCGACGGTTATATCGTAGTCGGTGGGGTCTAGCGCTACGCCCGAGGCACTCACGTGACCTCCACCAGCTAGGTCACCACCGGGTGACGCTGTCAGAGGTGCAGCCAGAGCACTTGCTATATGGTCTGTCTGCAGACTGTCTGCTGCCGCCGCAGCCGCGTCTGAATCCTCACTCGTGTACGTGACCACACGACCATCGACTTCGAGAATGTACTTGGTCGTGTAGTTACCTTGCCTGACGAAAGCCAAGGCCTCAGGACCCCTGTCTGCGGTCACCGCACTCGACATCGTGACTTGCTTCGCTTTGTTCACCACGATGGTGTAGTCAGCGATGGTCAGGAACTCGATGTCTGTGGCCGGGTCCGTGGTCTCCAGGTAATCGAAGTCGCCCCCTGCGCCGACAGTAGCTGGGTCACCATCGATGTTGTTGACGGTCTTGGTGGCGCCATCGACCATGTCGTAGACACGGAGAGCCTTGTTACTGACAGCCACTTGGTAGCGCTCTACGGGGTCACGATTGATCGTGTGGTAGGCAGCAGAGCCTGTCGGCGCCGAGGCCAAGGTGCCCACATGCTCTGTCGGGGGTCGCTTGCGTAGCCCCTCGATCACCGTACCGAGTGCATTCTCCTGCAGCTCGCACTGCGAGGCGAAGCGCTGGGTGGCTGGCTGTTGGCTAACACCTCCGATCATGGAGGGTGTCGAGTGCGTGATCAACGCCATCAGAAGCTCACATCACCGGAGGGGCTACGCCTGTGGAGCACACGCACCACATCCCAGTTACCTGTCAACATGTTGTGATCTGCCGTGTCGCCCTCAGCATCTTTCAAGTCCGTGAGCGCTTGGTACTCGTCACCGAGCGTGTACTGGTGCTGCACGCCATAACCAATGACCCTGTCGGCGAACACACGCGCAGCCCTGATCATGATGTAGCGCCGGCAGACCTCCGGTAGGAGGCTCCACGTGAAGTTGTAGATCACATCAGCAGTGACCTTCTCCGTGACTTTGTACGTGTGGTTCTTGCGGTCGTAGAGCTTCGTCCCGCGCTGCACCAGATCAAGGCTTGTGTTGTAGCCGTCAGTCCCATCGATCCTGAGCACGTTTTCCGCGAGGAGGATCTCGTCGTCGCTGTTGGCTTGCAGGGTCACCTTCGTCTCATAGTTGAAGGCCCAACCACGTGAGAGCACCTCGCGGCGTGTCTCTGTGAGTATGTTCTTGGCTATCGCGACTTCAGCACCACCCGTCAGATCGCTCACAGGTGAAGACCCCACGGCTGTGAGCATGATATTCACAGCTTCGAGCTCCGTGGTGGCGTTCAAGCTCTTCAGGTTATCCGTAGAGCCTGCCGTACTGGCTTCAGTGGACTCTTCTTCACCCGGTGCTGAGGCAGCCGTGATAGTGCGCCAGGCCAGGTAGCCCAGGATGCCCGGACCCTCGGTAGGGTTCGTGGACATCGTGAGGGTGAACCCCGTGCTATCGAAGCTCGCGAGGCTGCCTACGGAATACGCTGCACCCTCGTCATCGAGGACATGCAGGATGTTGCTTGAGGTCCCGCTCGAGGTGTTCGTTGTGGCTGCGTAGTCCTCCATCGAGTACGAGAGAGAACGGTCTGTCTCGATACCCGTACTCACGCCGACGCTACCGACGCCTGCGTGCCACGAGCTGTGACCGGACCCGTCAGGACCAGAGCTCGCGTTGTTGTGGTACGCCGTGCCCAAGACAAGGAGACCCTCAGGCTGGAACCCAGGGCTCGTCGTTACCAGATTCCCCGTTGTCTGTGGAGGTGATGTCGTCCCGACATACGCCTCACCATCGAACTTGAGAGCTAGGTAGGAGATCCGAGCTGTGTTCGGGTCAGAGGTGGACCCATCCTCGTGGGTGACACGGAAGCCTGTTCCTCCGGGTATACGTGAGAACACCAAGCCAGGCCATTGGCCTGCTGCAATGATCTTCCCACCACGCCTGGTGAAGTAGCCGCCTTGTGACTGGGTCTGCTGGTTATCGACGCTGCCCCTCTGGTAGCTAGCGTGAGACACCTGAGTGCTGCTGTCGCCTAGTGTCACCAGGCCGAGGCTCGTTGCCCACTGGTTCGGGAAGTAACTGATGGACGCCAGGTCATGGACGACGATCAGTACGTCTGGGTCAAAGGCGAGCGTGATGTCAGTGGTGTTACCAACAGCCCCACAATCGACGTAGCTCGTGCCCACATGGGCGTTCGTTACGTCCTTGATCGCTATTGTCGTGAGTTGGAACGCACTGTCGAAAGCATCTGCACTGCTGTCTAGGGTGATCTTATCCGTGGTGATCGAGTCCAAGGATGCCTCGCCAACGACGGTGCCGGAAGAGCCCGAACCACCCTCGCTATGCACGACACACTTCCCCGTTGTATGCACAACGGTGGAAGCTTCGACATCCTCAGTACCTGTCGTCGGTAGGGTGACGTTGTCGCGGGCATCGAGAGACACTGACCACTGGTTACCTGCGCTGTCCACAGCACCGATGCCCAGGTTCGCATGCGCTGTGACCGAATCCTCCGTTGCCGTGTTCGTCAGGAACAGCGCAGCATCGGCAGTACCGAAGCCCGTCAGGTCCACATCGAAGGTGCCGGCGCTCGTGGGCAAGTTCTGCGTCACGATTTTCCATTCCATGCAGATCTACCTCACGATGTTGTTGTTGTTGTGAAAGCGGGCAGCCCTAC